AAGTATTCAAGAGAGGTTAAAAAACCTCTCTTTTTTTGTACTTATGTAAAATATTTACAATTGTATATTACGATACGCTAACATTGCTAGATAATAAAGAATTAAGGATTCCGCTTATGCTCTGAAATTCTATCTTTGCTATGTTTCTACGTTATTGTAAAAAAGCGTTGGAGGTGTGATGCACAATCTCATTTCTCGCAACCAATTAGCAGAATGGAAGCATTTTGAAAGTACGATAAACCGATGTAATGAAGAATTAGATCTGGTAAACGACTACTTTGACTGTTTAATTGAATGCGACGAAGACCAAGGTACATGTAAGCGAATCTGCAGAATTCTATTAGACGACGGGGGTTGATCACCCTCTTTTTTTTGTGCTATAATATCCACAGTGTACACACTATTATGGACAAAGAACGATTGAAACTCATCGTCCGTAACCTAGAACTCTTGGTCGATGGATTGAAAGCTGAGGTGTATTCTGATCCCAGTGCTTATATCGATAAGCGAGAGAATTTTGACGATCCTCCACACTATCACGGCGACTACGACGAGGTGTTTAACGATGACGATGGGTATCCCGACTAAACGAGCTAGAGAATGTATGAAGTTGCTCCGCAGAATGCTGAAGCAAGAGCATCTTTATACAGAAGAAAAACTGATTGAGATGAAGAAACAACTGCGAGTCTTAGAAGAAGAACTTGCAGAACTGGAGAAAAAAGTATCTAAAGGATTTAAATGAGCGTAAAATTGATTAGTGTAACTCCCGATGCGGAGAAGATGATGGCATATGTGGCGCGTGTGTCAAATCCAAATAACCAAGAAAATCCTAACTATGCCAAACTGTTGGGTTACTGCATCAAGCATAATCACTGGTCTGTGTTTGAGCAGGCATTTATGACCTTGGAACTTGAAACTACCAGGGGGGTGGCAGCTCAAGTGCTCCGGCACCGTAGCTTCACATATCAAGAATTTTCACAACGCTACGCTGACAGTTCAATGCTTGCGGAGAAAATTCCTCTTCCAGAACTCCGTCGTCAGGATACTAAGAATCGTCAGAATTCTATTGATGATATTGATCCTTTCGTCAAGCAAGAGTTTGAAATCAAAATGAGAAAGCACTTTGATGAAGCAATGGTGCTCTATCAATCAATGCTTGATATGGGGATCGCAAAGGAGTGTTCGCGTTTTGTGCTTCCTCTCGCCACGCCCACAAGAATCTATATGTCCGGTTCTTGCCGTTCATGGATCCATTATATCAATCTGAGGACTGCTAATGGTACTCAGAAAGAGCATATGGAACTTGCAGAAGGTTGTAAGAAAATCTTTATTGAACAGTTTCCAACCTGTGCAGAAGCCCTTGAGTGGGTCTAAATACAACACATTGAATTATTAACTATGGCAACATATCCAGTAAAACATAAAGAAACTGGTGAAACGAAAGACGTTGTTATGAGCGTTCATGCTTGGGATCAGTGGAAAGAAGAAAATCCTGACTGGGAAAGATATTACACTCCAGATAACACACCAGGTATTGGTGAGGTTGGAGAATGGAAGGATAAACTTCGTAAGAAAAATCCTGGATGGAATGATGTGCTCGCTAAGGCACAAAAAGCACCTGGTTCAACTATAAAGAAGATTTAGTATGGCAAGAAGAAAAAGAGCATCTGCAGAGCAACCTATTGGGGTTGGACTCACGGCAAAGCAGATGAAGCGGAAGAAACCGCTCAGTCAGGAGTACCTGGTTGATATTGATCCACTATCTGATAATCAGAAACAGTTGTTTGATTCATATAATGAAGGCAAGCACATTGTTGCTTATGGTTGTGCTGGTACAGGAAAGACCTTTATTACGCTCTACAACGCTCTCAGAGACGTTTTGAGTGAAACTACCCCATACGAACGTATCTACCTTGTACGCTCTCTGGTCGCCACTAGAGAAATTGGATTCCTTCCTGGTTCCCATGAAGATAAGGCAGACATCTATCAGATTCCATATAAGAATATGGTGAAGTATATGTTCCAGATGCCTAGTGATGCAGACTTTGAAATGTTGTATGGAAACCTGAAGTCTCAGGAATCTATCAAGTTCTGGTCTACTTCATTCTTGCGTGGAACTACTCTTGATAATGCTATTGTTATTGTGGATGAGTTTCAAAATCTGAACTTCCACGAACTTGATAGTATTATCACTCGTGTTGGTGAGAATACCAAGATTTGCTTCTGTGGTGATGCTCGTCAGTCTGACTTACAGAAAGATAAAGAAAAGAATGGTATCATAGATTTTCTTAGTATCTTGCGTAAAATGGACTCATTTGATATAATTGAATTTGGTGTTGATGATATTGTTCGCTCTGGACTTGTCAAAGAATACATTATTGCAAAAATGGAATCAGGTTTTTAATGTTTAACCATGTTGATGTTGAATTACCCCGTCTCGATAGGGAAACCATCGATGGGGTAAGATATTATAAAGTCCCTGATGAAGAAGAACTTCTCCGACTGGTCTCCATTACTTCGGTGACCAGTCATTTTAATAAGGAGATCTTTGTCAAATGGCGTAAAAAAGTTGGAGATGAAGAAGCAGACCGCATTACAAAACGTGCTACAAGTCGTGGCACAGATATGCACACTCTTGTAGAACATCATCTCAAGAATGAAGACCTTCCTAAGGTCCGACCTATATCTGATTTTTTATTTAAGATTTCTAAAGAAAAACTGAATCTTATAAATAATATTTACGCCCTTGAAGGGTCTCTGTATAGCAAACAACTAGGTGTAGCAGGGACTGTAGATTGTATCGCTGAATATGACGGCGAGTTAGCTATAATCGACTTCAAAACTTCAGCCAAACCCAAACCAAGGGATTGGATTGACCACTATTTTGTACAGTGCATGGCATATGGTTGTATGCTGTACGAACTGACTGGCATATCAGTCAAAAAACTTGTGATTATTATGGCTTGCGAAAATGGAGAGTGCGTCGTCTATGAAGAACGAGACAAATCAAAGTACATCAAACTACTCACCGAGTACATTAGAAAGTTTGTTAGAGATAAATTGGAACTCTATGGAACCAAATAAAGAACTAGAAAAGGCAATTGAGAGTAAATTCTTGACACCTTCCAAATTTGCTCTGGAAATTGAGAAGATTGTTGTTGAGGAAAAACTCAACTATATTGATGCGATCGTACACTATTGCGAAATCAATGAACTTGAGGTAGACTCAGTAACCAAACTCGTTTCCAAACCTCTTAAAGAGAAACTGAAGTGGGACGCAACTCGTCTTAACTTTATGAAGCGAACCTCAAGAGCAAAACTTCCTTTATGATCGTGACACCCTTTGAAACTTATCAACATTATTTGTCACTAAAAAATCATTTTACAAATCCCAAATACGACTTCTTCAAATACGGAGCAAAAACCCGTGCTAGTGTGACCTCTTTCAATAAGAGGAAAGACAAGTATTGGTTCGAGAAGACCTCTCGCAAATACTCTGATGAAGAGGTCGTTGATTTTTTGGTATCTAATTTTTCTGCCGCTGATAACCCACAAAACCTATGGATTGGAGAAATTATCAATTCTGGCGAAAGGACTTACGCCGAATGGAAAAGAAGGAGACAGAGTTCGACTTACTTGTTCAAAGAACAAAGCAACGAGTTGTTCTCGGGGAACGAATTAGAGAAACTGTTCGACTGTTCCAAAGGCCATCCTATCCTTCTGAAAGAATATCTAAGCGGGAGATTATCTCTAGAAAACTTCGTCATCTACGACAAAATTTTCCATTTTTCTAAGAACTTTGATAAGAAGTTGAGTGATCCCGTGTGGGAAACCGTCAGTTTGAAATTGAAAAAATATGGACCCTTCATAAATATTGATGTATTCAATTACAAAAAACTTCTAAGGTCAATAGTAAATGAGTGATTTTTTTGACTCCGAAATTATTCAGGAGGAACTAACTGAAATTAATAATCTCCAAGAGAAAATCTATGGTTCTCTCTTTGGTTTTGGTGTGATGTCCAAAGAAGAAAAACTGGAACATATTAATATCCTCACAGACTTGCTAGAAAAGCAAAGAGTGATGTATACTAGGTTGTCCCTTTCAGACGATCCCAAAGCGGTCGAAATGAAAGAGAACCTTCGTAAGTCAGTTGCAATGATGGGTTTCCCACCTGAGACTGACATGACTATGCTGTTCAGTAGTATGAATGCAACCATCGAGGCACTCAAAAAATACGTTGACGCCTGATGGATTCCCTGTTATACTATCCAAGCAAATCCAAACAATCCAACCTATCCGAGGTATCTAAATGTCTTTCGCAGACCTTAAAAAGCAATCCAAACTGGGCTCCCTGACTCAAAAACTGGTCAAGGAAGTCGAAAAAATGAACAACACTGGCGGTTCTTCTGATGAACGCCTCTGGAAACTGGAGTGTGATAAGAGCGGCAATGGTTATGCCGTTATCCGTTTCCTGCCTGCTCCCAATGGTGAAGATCTCCCCTTCGTAAAACTGTACTCCCACGCCTTCCAAGGTCCTGGTGGTTGGTACATTGAGAACTCTTTGACCACTCTGGGACAGAAAGACCCTGTGTCTGAGTACAACTCTCTGCTGTGGAACAACGGCACTGACGCAGGTAAAGATGCTGCCCGTAAGCAGAAGCGTAAACTGACTTACATCAGCAACATCTATGTTGTGAAAGATCCTGCTAACCCTCAGAACGAAGGTAAAGTCATGCTGTACAAGTATGGCAAGAAAATCTTCGACAAACTTACTGCTGCAATGCAACCTGAGTTTGAGGACGAGGAAGCAATCGATCCGTTCGACTTCTGGCAAGGTGCCAACTTCAAACTGAAAGCTAAGAACGTTGCAGGTTATCGTAACTACGATTCTTCTGAGTTCGCCGCACAAGGCGCACTCTTGGACGACGATGACGCAATGGAAGCAATCTGGAAGAAAGAGAACTCTCTCGCTGAGTTCACTGCTGCAGATCAGTTCAAAGATTATGACGCACTGAAGAAGCGTCTTGATTATGTTCTGGGTAACAAGGGCACCCCTCGTTTCCAGGATCAAGAAACCGTTGAAGCAGAGGAAGATTTCCGCGCTTCTAACCGTGGTACTGCACCCGCAGTGACTTCTACCCCCGGTGACTTCAACGCAGAGGATATCGTTGCCTCTAGTTCTTCTTCCAGCGATGATGACGATGCACTTTCCTACTTCGCAAAACTTGCTGAGGAGTGAAGTACAATCAGATATGCCTCACTTTACTAGTGGTGGCAGCATATTTTAATCTATTGTTCAAGTGAAATCTGATTATCACATTGATAGAGTAAATAAGAGTGACGCCGCAGATTTACTTCTGCGGTTTCATTATTTAAAGGATATATCCAAAACCTTTAAATCTGGTTATAATTACGGTTTATATAAAAACAACGAATTTTGTCCTCTGAACATCGGAGGCATCCAGGGAGTCTGTATCTTTACAGGTCTCCCTGTTCCAGAAATAGCAAAAGGCGCTTTCGGATTAGAAAGAAATGAGCAGCAAGGACTCTTTGAACTCTCAAGACTCTGTATCCACCCCGACACTCAGCAAGAAGAGTACAACATTACTTCTTGGTTCGTTAGTAGAGCGATTAAGCAACTTAGAAAGGATACAAAAGTCAGGGCGATCATTTCATATGCTGATAGCGAGCATCACGGTGGCACAATCTATCGCGCTTGTAATTTTAGGTACTGTGGTCTATCAGATCCAAAAAAAGACTTTTACTTTTCAGACGGCACCAAGCATTCCAGAGGAAAGATTGGAGATGCAGAGGGTGAATGGAGAGATAGGTCTCGCAAACATCGATATGTGATGGTTTTTGATAAGAG